AAGGGTTTCAAGAATGGAAAGAAAATCTTAAAACTAAAAAGTAATTTATTTTACCAGTATCAATCTGATACTGGTTTTTTTATTGTTATATCTTTATAAATACTAAAAACTTATTCCATAAACCCTTTTATTATATTACTAGTATCTTATATAAAAACACATGATGTTATATGATTGATTTAACAGCATTTTTAACTGTTGATATTTTCATATAACATCGTATAAATTTATATTTAGCACATTTTTTGCACACTTAGAAATATAAGTTTTATCTTGTGTTGTGTAGTAAATTCATGATAAATTCATTTTTATTATACACAGCATCAAAATCATTTAATGTAATTTGGTAATCTTTTTCTTGATTATCAAAATTCACTTGAATTACTATATTTTCAAAATCTTCATCATTTAAATTTCCTAAATGAGCTTTTAACTCATCCACTGAATAAACTGTAGTAATATCATTAAAATTATCTTCGCTCCAATATGATACAAAAGCTCCTTCTTCTAATACTAACTCATTTACTATTACCATCATTTTTCCATAGTTTGTCATGTTTATTTTCTCCTTGTATTCGTATAATTTTTTAGCTATCTTTAATGTCATATTCTCTAATGCATATTTGCCATTTCTGTAATTTTGAATAACACTTAATGTAATTCCAGTATCTTTAGAAATTCTATAATCGGTGATATCAGTTTCAAATAATTCCTCTATATCTTTAATTAACTTGTCTACTGTCATTGTCTTCAACCTTCTTTCTTTACCTTGTACTATAATTATACTCTATATAAGGTATATTGTCAATACTTTTTTAACGGAAATTTTAAAATATTTCTATCTCAATAGACATAAAAAAAGACCTACCAAAATTAATTGGTAGGTAATAACAAATAAGGGAGTTAATATGAAAAGTTTGTTAAGCTTAACACATATATTATATCATATTTCCTGGTTATGATTAAATACTTCAAAACAAGGAAATAAAAAAAGAAGCCCAGCAATTAAGCTAGGCTTTAGAGACGAAAGGAAATTGTCTCTCTGTTCTCGTTCTTTTCTATTATATCATATTACTCAACTTCTGTTAAGTATTTGTCCTCAATCCATTGATCCGAATCTTTATAATTTACACGAGACCAACCGTCTTTCTTTTCGTAAACTCGAACTCTTGTTCCAGCAGCTACAAACTCTTTATCCTCGCTTGCTAAGTCTGGCTGGCTTTCAAGATAGTAATCAATAGATACAGTTGCTTCATAATATGGTGTGTCGCTTTTTGGTAGCTCTACGTCTTCATCTAAGATTGATTTTTCAACTACTGCCGCAACGTTTGTAGTATCTCCAATTTCTATTTCACCACTTCTTAACTTTTTAATTCTATCGATAAAGTAAGCTTTACAATTTTGAGTACCTGCTCCATAATATGCACCACCATTACCATGTAACTCCATTGAACGATGCGGACAAGCTGTAGGACTAAACTCGTGATGTAATCTTACAGTATATTCATTCACTGGTAAGCCATAAGATTCTAGTAATTCGCCTGCTATCATAAGTGTTGCGTCTTCAATAGCTATAAACTCTTCATCAGATGCACTCATTGATTTACAAGATTCTAGACCGATGTAATTTGCGTTTCCTTCATAAGTAGCTGTATGCCATTCTTGGTAGTTTACCGGTTGGAATACAAGCGTATCGTTGCGGTCTACGTAATAAGCTGCGAAACCTGTGTCTAGTGTTCCGTTGTTCACTTTTGCTGTTAATTGTGACTCCCACGCTTTTGCACCCCAACTTGACGCATCGTTGTGAATTACTACTCCTTTTATTGAGTTTTTTGGCGGTGCGAAATAAATTCCTTGTTGAAAGTATGAGCTATAAATATCTGCCATTGTTTGTTCCTCCTAAATTTAAGTAAAATAAAAAGACTATTTACTAGTCTTGTTTTGGCTCTGTATAAGTCAAGGCTTGCTTACTGTCGCTTAAACCTTGTGTTGTAGGATCGTTAACAATACCTAACAATCCTAACATAAGAAATACTGTGTCAACAATTCCATTAATATTAGTGTTGAACATTTCAGTATTTAGATTATATCCTAGCAACATTGCAACTTGTTTAACTAGTAGCAATAACGCTGCTATAAACGCTAAAACAAAGCGTTTATTTTTAAAACGTACTTTCCAATTTATCATTTGTTTCACCTCCTTTCCTAGTTTGTCGGCCATGCGTCGCTCGTTAAATAAGAGATAGAGCTTACTCGTATATCTCCTATATCTCTATCTGTTGGCACGGGGTCTGTGAATTGGAATCTTAACTGGTTATAATCTCCATTACCTCCTAAATACCATGTCCCATAAGAAACGCCTTTATCATTATAAATATTTCCAATAAGTGAAGCTTCGGCTCTATATCCTATTGGAATTCCACCATTTTGAATAATATAACAATTTCGTTCTCTATCAGAGCCTTGTAAAACATATCCGCCTCCACCTCTTCTAACGATACCAAACCAACCCCAGCTTAAACCTCCGAACTGATAAGAAATTACATTGTTTACACGTCTTACTTTAACGAATGAGTTTCCTAGCTTCGATACAGAAGGAAGTGTTTTCCAGCCCGTGTCTCCAATTAGAACGTCCCAACCAACGTTTCCAGTTCCAGACTTTTTAATCCACTTCAAAGCTCCGTTAGTTACTACTTCATCAACGTAAGTAGTTCCTACTGGTGCTGTAACTACGCCATTTGGCATTCCTCGTCCGTGAATTTCCCATTGTTTCGCCTCTAGAACTTTTAAGCGGTTGTCTAGTTCAGTTGTGTTTCCAGTGTTACCAGTATTTTGAGGTAGATAATCATGTATATTTCGTGTTGTAATGAATTTAATGTTATCTCCTTCAGAAAATTCAAAGTCTGGTTCATAAGCATCAGGCAACGAACTCCCCACTGTGTATAGTAAAGTTTCAAATTTAGCTGTTTTTTGATTACCTGTAACAACTAAATGATTGTTGTAAATATCCGTGTATAATCTACCAAAATTTTGATATTGTGCATGCTCGATAGTACTTCTTAAATAATCATCAACTCTAGTTGCATTAGTCGATTTAAACGGCATTTCAGTTTTATTATAACTTTGAATTTTAAGAATTTGTAAATCACCATTTAACAAACTAATATCGTTTTTAGTTGCAAACTCACTAGTATCAACATTCCCACTCGGTCTATTCTCCAACGTTGTTAACCTACTCTTAATATCAGTGTCGTTGTATGGTTGAGGTAGTTCTGACTTTTTAGCATACTCTTCTAAAGATTGATGTTCTGTTAAGTAATGCTTATCCCTTAATTCATCTTTTGTAACAAGGTTGTCAACGTTTGGTTGACTACCACGTAGTTGATTTAACTCTTCTTTAGTCGCAAGGTTTGAAGTGTCAACTGTTGGTTGATTGTTGCGAACCTGTTCTAACTCTTGCTTAGTTGCAAGTCCCGAAATATCTTGGTGTTGTGTCAAATAATGCTTGTCTTCTAACTGTGTAGTCGTTACAAAGTTACTAGTATCAATGTTAGCTGTTACCGGTCTATCTTTTAATTCTTTGATTTCCCTTTTAATTTCAGAATCATCATAGCTTGATGTCACTGGTCTAGCTTCTAATTGTGTAACTTTAGCAGCAACATCATCAACAGCTTGTTTTGTAGCTAGTTTGCTAATATCCTGGTGCTGAGTTAAATAACCCTTATCATTCAACTGAGTTTCAGTAACGTAACCAGCTAGTGACTGATGCTCTTTTAAATATCCCTTTTTTTCAACTTCTTCAACTGCTTTATTTACAATAGATTCACTATCCGGAATTTCAGTCTTTAAAGCATAATCTGATAAATGATCACTTGATACAAAATTAGATACGTTAGGGATATCTCCTTTTAATGCATATTTTTCATTTGCTTGGGCTTCCGTTAGGAATTTACTACCTTTTTCAATTTCCTTAATAGCTTTGTCAAAGTCTTCTTTAGTAAGCACATCTACTCTATCAACAATCATGCTGTTAGCAAAAAAGCGTTCTTTTTCCGGTAGTTGACTAGCTTTATCTATTTCAGATAAATTTACTTTGAATTTAAATCTGAAAATGTCGCTGTTACGTTCTTCTTTATCAAGGTAAATATAACAAACAACATCCTCATTTTGAGTGATTAGAGAGGTGTCAAAGTTAAATTTGATTTTGTTGTCTTCTACAGTTCCGTTAGTTTTCCAATAGCTGCCACTTCTCAAGAATTTAAATAGTGCTACTACATTTTCATTAGTTAATGTACCTTTTGAAATTTCAAACTCAAAAGCACCGTTATTTTTATCATGTGAATACAGCTCACAAAAACTATCTTCTACTTGTCTTATTTTTGTTGTGTTTTCTATACTTAATCTAATTATTTTTTCCAAGATAGATTCACTCCTTTTCATTAAATGCATCTCTTAGTTTTTCGAGCCTCTTTTTTATCCCTTTTGGAAAAGGTACACCTATCGCCGCTAAGTTCTCAATAAGCGATACTCCGTATGTTGCTATGAAGAAGAATATAAAAGCTGTTGCTACCTCTTCAAAGCCTATATATATTAAATATGGATATACTGTTACGACTAATACTAGTACAAACAGATGTTCAATTAACCCACGTCTTCCTATTGTGGAGTTAATTGTTTTTGTAACCCACGCTTTCGCTAGTCCAGTAATAATATCAAATACTATAATCCCAGCTAATGCGTGAATATAAATGTCGTTAAATACTTCGTAATATTGATTAGCAAGTTCCGCCAATGATATGTGCAATTTTTGCACCTCCTTAAAAAAGAGCGGTTATTAACCGCTCTTATATCTTTTAATTTTGTTCTTCTTTTCTTTCTTTAGAAAGTTGCTCATTTAATGTTGTAATAATTCTATTGTAACTATCATTAATTTGAACTATTTCTTTATTTTTCCACTCGTTTAATATGTCGGATAATATTCCAACGATAATAACCGGCGGTAATTCATAATCTCTAGCCGATATTTCTACAAATTTTAAAATATCGCTTTTTACATTTGAAATTTTAGCTTCTATTGGCATTGTCATTATTAATATCCTCCTTTTTTTAGCGGGGTTTAGTTGCATCAACCAGAATACCATTTTTGAATCGCATGTATCCGTAAACCCAATCGACAGACCCATTGCCATTTCTTGTTATAGAGTGCACAATGGGAATAGAGTCTGTCAATCCGTCAGTAATATGTAATTCTTCAGCTGTAGTCTTGGCGTTTTCAATATAGTTTCCGTGGAAATCTACAGAGCAGTGGGCATTCAAGGTATTAGCGTTGTAAGTGCCGAATTTGTCAGATACGTAAAGCCATTTCCATTCAAAATTCGGGCTATAGATCCCCCTTTTATATCCCCAACCCATATAAGCGCTGTTATTTCCTCCAACCAAATTAAATTGAATTCCTTTTACATCGGGGTTATCTGCCCAACTATTAGACCCCATATTCCCTAAATAACGGCCGTCTCTCCAAAAAGAGTACGTATCCCCGTCAATTCTAGCTCTTAAATTATCTTCATTTACTGACCCGTTATAAAAAGAAAGCCCCGCACTTTCAAATTGAACGTATTCGGACATCTCATTCCATGTAATTTTTAGTGATTGAGCGTTTTGAGTCAAAGTGGTGCTAAAGTTGTCAGTTGTAACAACATTTTCAATTTTATCTTTCATCACTTTAATTGTTGCTTCAGTCTGTTCTTTCGTTAAGTATTTAGTCAATAAAGTCTCTTTTACACTCAGACTTACCTCATTTTTAGCCTGTTTGATTAAAGAGTTGATATCTACAGTCTCATTTCTTCTAGCATATCTAAATCCTAAGTTAATTTCATACAATCTTACATTTGTTACTCTAGATTTATCTATCGGTTGTTGGAATTCTAAATAGATAATATCTTTATCGTCGTTTGACTTACTAGAAATTTTTACAATTACCTCGTTATCTTTTGAGGTTAAAGGTTTGTAAGCGTGGGTAGGAATTACTTTCCCGTTAGAACTTTCAAGAACGTACTCATCAATCCCTATAGAAATGATTCTGTTATTAGGTGAGGTTGTATCAAACAACACTTTATAGAATCGGCCTTCTTTAAAGATATTTTTTGATTTTAAAGCAACAAAATTTCCAGATCCACCTGTTATTACATCAAAAGAGTTTCCCTCTAACCCTTCATTGTAATTTCCTTCCCAAACTTCAAGATTTTTTACTTCTGTTGAATTTCCTAAAGGAGTTAAATTAATCGTTCTTGTTTCAGTAGGTACTGTGAAAGTAAAAATATTAATTCCGTAAACTAATTTTTTGTTTTCACTGTTAAATACTCTTAGCTCTTGATTAGCTGGAAAGTTTCTAATATCAGCTACTAATGTGTAAGTATTACCAGGTTTCAATGGTTCATCCGTTGTATAAGTTAAATTATTACCCGTTTTCTTTTCAGCAGCGTTTAGAAGATTATCTCCTCTTACAGCGATTTTAAACTGCTTGTCGTTAATCTCTCCAATCTGTGACCTAAATTGCTCAAGAGTACTATCAAACGTTCTATATTTATTTGTGATCTCTTTTACAAGTTCAGGGTCAGGAAGATTATCAAGTCTTGCAAAGCAAGTAGTTTTTAAATACTTATACTCTACATCTAGTTTTATGTTAATCGTTGTTCCGTCTTTATCTCCGTTATAGTAGTAGACGTTAGTAAGCTCTCCGTCGCTGTTATATGTTGCGTTATTTTGGGTTTTATCAAGGCCCGCACCCCATACTTTAGCGGTTAAGTTAAAACCACTATTTATCTTTTCTCCGTCGTAGTAAACATCTACAAAGAATCTAATGTTATTAGTTCTTTTACCTTCGTAAGTTCCGGTGACTCTTACGTTTGCTGTTAATGAGTGGGCTTTTAAATCTTCTACGCTAGGTAGCCACTCACTTGGCACTAAATCTCCTGTTGACATATAAGGCTCAGCTATTTTAAAATGTCCGTTTTTAGTAGAAAAGATATAGAATAGATTATCGCTTTGAGAAGTAAAATCTTGCTGTACTGTGTAGGTAATTTCTTTAATAATCCACGTATCTCGAAGAGTTCCACTGTCGAGATTAAATCCGGTCATCTGTTTATTACCTACATGAGATTTTAAGGCTAAATGTATTCCATTATCCACAGGCACATCACTGTAAATATAGATAGGTAATCTAATTACAATTCTATCCCCTCTTTTAAACTCTTTCTTAGAGCTAATAAAAGAAATCCCTTTCCATGCATTCCCGGATAATCCGTTATTGTTGATCTCTACAGAATTACGTCCATTTAAATCGTTTTGGTTAATAGTAGGTGCAGCACCATTCAACGTGTAAGAGCTGCTAGACTTAATCTCAGTGTTTAATAGCAGATTAAAGTTTGGAGCTGATTTACCATCTTCTCCTTGTAATTTGAACCATTTATAATCTCTTTTATCTGTAGGAGATCCAGGAGAATTAGTCCTTGCTACTCCCATATATTTTTTAGGTGTACGTCCAAAGTTACTGCCATCGGGATTATCTGAGTAAACAATGTGAGTATATTTATCTCCAGTGATTGATTTTTGTTGAATATCGAACCAATCAAAGTCACTTGCTACTGGTGTAGTTTCTTTGTTTACATATCCAAAATATCTATATTTGTGATATTGAGCAGGCTCGTTAGTAGGATAAGATGTGTAATTTTTATTGCCTTCGTGAATCGTATACCATTCAACTTTTACGCCTGTCCAATCTTCATCCTCTGGGACTAGTATAAATTTGAATAGCACATCCTCAACATCATTACCTGTTGTAAAAGTAATATTCTTAGTTTCTAATGCATTTTCGAACTCTAATTGTCCCCAAGGGTACTCTTGAGATGTCTTATTGTTTCTAAAGTAAGCCCACAATTTATTTTTATTACCCTTAGCACGTACTGTAAGAGTGTATTTTGTGTTAGGTTGCATGCTCAAGAACATATTAGCTTGCCAAATATCACTAATATCATCATCGTTAGTTATATTCACGTGAGGACTGTTTTTCGCTAATAGATATGAATTGTCATCAGGTTCTACTATTGTGAAATCCAACCCTTTTAAGCTATTGGCATAACCTTTATAAAGTTTTCCATCATTCCTAATCTTAGTCCAGCTATACTTAGTATTATCAGTAGGAGCAATTTTACTCTCTCCGACGTAAAGCCCTAAATAAGTAGAGTTGGAATCATCATTCATATCTCTACCATCACGAAAGTTAGAATATTTTTTGTGGATATACGAACTTACACCGTCTTTTCCATCTTTTATCTGAACATCTTTTTTAATTGCTGCAACAATCTCATCTTTCTTAGCATTAACTGTTGCAGTTATTGATTCTTCAATTGCTTGTTGGCCAACATGAAATACTCCGGAATCTAAATCCCAAAATGAACTACCATCAGCTGATTGAATTCTACCAGCCTTAAGTACTCCGGTGTTAAGTAAATCTAGCGATGCACCTCTACCATCAAGAAATGTTCTCCAGTTCCACTCTCCCGACGGTTTCTTGCTGTCAGCTATTGCAATCTTACCAGCACCCATATATACAACCTTAGTAGGGTTCTGGTCTATTGGTTTATCAAAAGAATAGTAACCCGCTGGCAATTTATATTCATTGTTAGCTTTTAAATCGTAATTATAACCATCTTCGTTTAAAAACTTATCAGATAAACGCTCTCTAATCTTATCTAGCCAATAAATCGTGTCGTCCTGGAAATTCTTCATATCCTTAGCAAGCTCTAAAGTTCTACTAAATGGAGATGTTGTTACTTTATCCCCAATTCCAAATTTAGTTAATCTGTTATTAATTAAATTACGTTCAACTTTAAATACTCTAGTTTTATATTTAACACCTAATTTAGTATTACTAATCCCTACAGTATCACCTAAATCTAAATTACCAACATTTACAACAGTAGCACTATATTCAACTTGAATTCTACTGTTTTTTTCAAGCCATTGATATGATAACCAAAGTAAATTCTCTGGATTTTCTTCATCCTGGAACTCAACTATTTTAATTCTTGGTTTTTTACCATTGTCGAATCCGTAAAGTTTAGTCATGGCTGGAATTTCAACAAACTCTTGACCTGCTGGTTTGTCAACAGGTTTATCAGCTCTTCTATCCCACACAACATCTTTAAATGTTATTCTACGGCCATATCCTCCTGTGTCTTTTTCCTCTCCTTTACCTCGACCTACAACAGCTGTATAAATAGCACCTTTTGATTTTTTCTCGCTTACAGTAAGTAAATCCTTACCATGCACAAAGACTTTACCATTATCACGGCCCAATCTTGTGAATACATCTAAATAGCGGTTTGTGATTTTACCTCGATTAAATACATATCGTGGTCTGATCTCAATTTGAGTAGCTTCAATTACTTTACTTAAAGCTGCTTTTCTAGTCACATAGTAGAAATTACTAGTTAAATTTCTTTGAGCGTTACAAGTTCCTACTTGCCATCTAGAGCCTGTAAGTATTGTAGTTAACACGCTTAATATATCCCTATTCTCAGGCCTGTAATCTTTAATATATCCGTCGCTTTCCATGTCATCAAAGAATGAATTAACAGCTGTTATTTTAACGTCGCTTACATCATGTTTAGTTACAGTATCAATCTTATACAGATGGAAAACATCTGACTTAATATAGTCTTTATGGCCAATATATACAGCATTTTCTACTAATTCAGAATATCGCACTACAGCTTCTAATGTTTGAATACTGTTAAGCTCTTCTTTTTGAGTAGCACTAATAGGAGATGTAGAACCTAGCAGCTTTTCTTCATTGTTAAATAAAAATAGTTTCATTAGTACAACCTCTCCTTCGTGTAAATTTCTACTCGCTTACAGTTCGTGACTGTAATTACATCATTTTGTTTAACTGAAAAATCGTAATCACTTTCCACAAAATCAATTAATTCACTCTTATTAACAGTGTTGATTTTAAGTGGATAATCATTATTCAAGTTAATTTCTACTAAATCGTTGCTTGAAAAATTATGATTAATTACAATTTTCTTAGTTGTGTTTTGGTTTTTAATAATAATCTTATCTCCAGCGTTTGCTACAGATAATTTAATTGAATCAGGTATTATTTCATCTGAATTATTAGGTAATTTAGTAATTGTTACTCTATCTGTACCTACATCTCCTTGAGCATTTTTATATTTGTAAGGATCTAGGCATAAGAATGTGTAAGTTGATACTACTGTGTTATCAGTCTCTTCAATAGATCCTGTTTTTTCAAGTATTGCCATGAATTTGTAATCAGGCTCATCTGTGAATTTTAATTCTTTTGGTTCTAAGCTATGTAGTAATGTGTTCAGAACATTAAACTTGATTCTATAATCAGCATTATTAACTGCTTTGACTTGAAATTTAACTGTTATTTCTCTTGCTTCTAGCTCGCTTGATAAAAAATACTTCCCATCAGTTCCAGGAACTTCAGTATTATTGATTCTTCTTCCTATAAGTGACCTACCTGTTACAGTTAATGTTCTATATCCTTTTAAATCAAGGTTTACCCCATTAAATATGGTTTGAATAGAGGAATGCTGCATTTCCCCTATTTCATTAGTATTAATAAAATTGTACATTCGCATTCCTCCATTCTAAAGTGCATACATTTCTTCTAGTTGCACCATTTCTCCGTTTAAATCGTTGATATCTTCAACAAAACCTTTAAACGCTCTATCTCCAAGTTTAAAGTTAATATTTAATGATTGACCTTGATAATTGCTTTCTACATTCAACGCTTTAGATTGATTAATGTTAAATCTTGATTGAATATTTCCTGTTATTCCCTCAATTTTTGACATCGTGTTTTTAAAGCCGTTTTCAAGACCTTCATTAAATCCACCCATAATCACATTACCAGCAGGGATTAAAAGTTTTCTGTCGTATGAAATAGGCCCTTTATTTGCTTGAATCCAGTCACCTATTCCACTTACAAACTCCTGAACACTTCCCCAAGCTGACCTTAATCCATTTAGGAATCCATCTAATATTGCTCGTCCAGCCGCCCATAAATCGATGTTCCACAGAGAATGGAATATATTAGAAACGGTATTAACTAAGTTTTGAACCCCATCTCTAAATGAGTTCCAGGCATTTTGTGCTGAATTTACCAAACTATTTACAATATTTATCACACTTGAACTTATACTATTCCAAGTATTCACAGCTGTATTTCTCACACCATTTATCAGAGATGAGAAGAAATTTCTAAATCCCTCCCAAACAGACTTAGCTGTGTTTACAAGAGTGTTAGTAATGTTTAGTACTGCTGATTTTAAGCCTTCCCAAATTGTAGTAGCTAAAGTTCTTAAAGCGCTCCAAATTGTAGTTAAGACTGTTTTCAGACCTTCCCAAGAATTTCTTACAAGGTTAACTAAAGTAGTAACAACTGTAACTGCAATAGTTTTGATACCTTCCCATACAATAGAAAATGCATTTTTAATTCCATCCCAAATTAATTGTAAATCATCTTTTAACTTGCTAAAATTCCCTATTACAACATCAATTATGATTAATGCAGCTCCTAACACAATAGATTTGATAAATTCCCAAGCTCCTTGGAAAATCATTTTGATACCTTCCCAAACTCCATTGATTCCATCTTTTAGAATGTTCCAGCCATTGATAAATGTGTTAATAAATGGTTGTACTACTGCCATAATGCTTTGAATTATAAAGTTCCATGCTGTCGTTGCTGCGGTTGATATTGAATCCCAAACTACTTTAAGAACAGCAACTGCACCACTCCAAGTTTGAGCTATCCATTGAACTATACCTTGAACTCCTGCTTTAATTCCTTCCCATATTCCAGTAAAGAATTCAGCTACTCCAGTCCACGCTGTTTTAATAGCTTCCCACGCTTGAACAAAGGCTGCTTTAATACCATCCCAAATTGCTTTAACTGCATTTCTAAAGCCTTCGTTAGTGTGCCATAAGTAGATTAATAATGCAACTAAGGCTGTTATAGCTACTACAATTATGGTAAATGGGTTCAGAGCCATTATTGCATTCAATGCTGCTTGTGCTTTTTTTGCTGCTGCTTGTGCTAAAGTCAATCCGTCTAACGCTTTTTTCACAGCATTAATTCCTTTTTCTATTGCTAATGCTGATTTAAACCCTATAAAAGCACCAGTTAATGCTGCGACTACTGCCTGATGTCTATTAAGTAAATCAAATAACCAAGTCAACGCTGAAATAACTGGGGGGATAACAACTTTAAGTAATCCTAATCCATTAGTTATGAACGTTCCTAACGCTGTAATTGCTCCAGTAATTCTATCTTTACCAATAGCATCGATTATTTCCATAATACTCGTAACAATCCCGGCTTTCATGTTACCAATAGCACCTTCAATAGTTTTAGTAGAGGTTGCCGCTTCTCTTGCAACATCTGTCATACCTAAGTCCATAATAGCTTTATTAAATTCATCAGCACTAATCTTACCTTGCTCTAACGCCTTCCTAAAATCTCCAGTGTAAGCTCCGTTTTTCTTAAGAGCTTCTTGAATCTTACCACTAGCACCAGGAATTGCATCAGATAACTGCCTCCAGTTTTCTCTGGTTAGTTTACCTGCTGAAGCTGTTTGTGTCATTACCATAGCAACAGATTTGAATGTATCAGCATTACCTCCAGCTACTGCGTTTAAGTTCCCCGCCGCTTGAGTAAGTCCGTCATAGTCTTTAACTCCATTTGCTGCTAATTGGGCTGTTGTGTTTGCTACTACATCTAAGTCATATACTGTATCATCAGCATATTTCTTAACAGCAGCTGCACTTTTTTCAATAGCACTGTTATCTAGTCCTGCAAACTTCATTGTACTTCTGAACTTATCCATTGCATCGGATGCTTTGATTGATTCACTTACTAAGCTGTTCAAATCCCCAGTTACTTTTGTTACTGCATTAGCTGCTAAATTTGCTAAAGCCATTGCTTTAAAAGTAGAGCCTAATTTACTACCGCTGCTTTCAGTTTTACCAACTTTATTATCAAACTTATCAAGCTTATCATTGATCATGTCTAAAGCATTACCAAAACCTTTATCTACTGCTGAAAGGACGGCTTCAACTGAATATTGTTCTGCCATAAACTACCTCCTTTCCTACGTATTTGCTTTCAATAGTAAATTGCCAAGTTCTTTATCTTGAATTTTAGTTACTTCTTCTCCATTGAGTATTTTCAACTCCTTCTCATAATCGAAAAAATCTTTAAAATTGCTATAAACGTAATATTGCTTTTTCCCTCGCTCTTCTGTTCTCTCTACTTCCCTGTTAAGCCATGCTCTTTTATGGAGTGCTAGCTCTTCATCTAGCTTTTTCATCCTTGCACCAAACATTAACAGGTCATATTCATAAAGTGTTAGGTAGTCAATATCTCTTACGTTTGTTATATCAAGAAACCTTGTACAATTTATTACTATTTCTTCGTAAGCTTCTTTAGAGTTTAGTTCCCTTCGCTCTCCTTGTTCAGTGTCGCTTTGTTTTGTTTTAGAATTCTCTTTCCCGCATTACTTTCTTCAAGTTCTTTAAGCACTTCATCAAATAACGCTTCAATATCAGAATGATTATCAATAAATTCATCAATTTCTAGTTGTGAAGGTCTTTCTTTTTCAAGAACAGTTCCTGCATATATCACATCTGATAAACTTGCTACATCTCCACCTAATATCTCCGGAATTTTCATGCTTAAAACCATTCCAAGCTTAACTCCTTTAGCTTCTAAAGGAAATCTTTTATCAAGTTCTCTTACAAATCCAACTCCAAATCTTACGTTTACTGTTTTTTCATTAATTGTTAATTGCATATTCTGTAATCCTCCGAAAAAAATAAGCTAACCAGTTCTACCAGTTAGCTTTTATTAAATTATTATCCAGCTTCTATAGTAGTGTCTTTGAACACATATTGAACAACTTCAGCTTGATCAGCTGTTAATGTTGCAAATCCATCTTTACCAACACCATTAATAGAGAATTCAAGTTCTAGCTCCACACTATCTTCTGAATTAGCTGTCATTCCGTATTTAGTTATATAGCCTTGATAATAAGTTGCTTTATATTTATTATCAGAATTCTTTTCAGCTTTATCAATTTCCCAAATCTCAACTAATTCTCCATTGATTAATGCTTTTTTCAGCTCATCAATATGAGGGTCTCCTTTAGCAGCAATAGAAGTTGCTGAGAAATCATATTCAATAGCTGATAAGCTTTGAATGTTACCGTCTTTAGTTTTTTGAGCATCAGCATCTCTACTAATTTCATTTTTATGCTCAGTTTGGAAAGCTAATTTAAAAGCTGCTTCTGTTTTAGCATTTTTTAATAATCTGTATAACAGGATTATGTCAACACCCTTTTTAGCTTCATATGTTTTTTTCTGTTCTGCCATTTTTATCTCCTTATCTCAAATTAAATTCCAACTCAATTACAGCACGTTTAAGCGGTGTAACGGTTGTTCTATCATCTAGTATTCTTATTGTACTTGCGTTTAAGTTTAACGCCCAAAAATACCCGTCTGTTTGCTCTATCCTCAAACATTTTTCAAGAATAGCATTTGCCATATTAGAGGCTTCTTTTCTTTTTGTTTGTAGAGCCCACACAGATAAACTCAAGCTAACACTACCTTTGACATCTGTCTTATTAGGAGCGTAACTAACAGAGCTATCTTCCATTTCTACAAATGGATAAGGTACCTCATTCATCGGTTTATAATCGTAGACCTTATAACCTAATAACTTACATTGTTTGAACACTTCATCAAATATACTTTGTTCTCTAGATTTAATCATGTTAATTTTTCCAAGTCCTTAATAAATTCTTTCTTTGCTTTTTGAAAGGCCGGTTTAACAAATGGTTGAGCACTCATAAACCTTGTCCCATATTCAACATACGGAGAGTATTTTGTGTTAGGATGTACTTTCCCATATAAACCGTTATTGCCAATATATAAACTAATACTTTGCCTTGTTCTACCTGTAGAATATTTACCTTTAAACACTGCAGCTTTAACCATCTCTTGATTAAGAATAGCTGTATTTTTCTTAACAATACCTTTTACAAGTTTCATTTGCCTTTTATCTTTAAGGTTTACTTTTAGTTTTTTGGTACCGTATACTTTAAGTCCCAATGCTATCATCCTTTTCTAAATAAAATACTTTGGCAAGCTGTTTATCCGTTTTAGGTATGTACCTTTGGCCCAGGTATTCTACAAGGTTAAAAGGCTTAGTATAAGCATTCTTGAGATATATAACTTTTCTTTGCTTGCTATAATCTCCGAATATCTTAACAGACTTATCTATTCCTAAATCCATCACATAGCACGTAACTATATCAGAATAAAGTTCTGTGTCTCTGTGTTCTCCCGTTTCAAAGTCATATTCATCTTTGCTTATTTGTTTAAAGACTGCTCTATCTGAATATCTCATATTAGAAAATAAATAGTTGTCCCTTTTTAGCTTTCCCATTCTTGAAATCTTCCCTTAACATTTCATCCCACGGAGCAAACTCATTAAGGAAAGTTTCATAACTTACTGAATGTCCTTCAACGCTTTCAGACGTGGCACCCTCAGCACCACGCCTATTAAAACGTTTAATTACACAGTCTTCTATGATGAATCGATATTTATCATCTATTTCATCTTGTTTATAAGCAAATTTAAAGTGGTCTACGACTTTGTCAATAAGTCTATAGATTATAGTGTCTTGCAATGTGTCACGAATATCTAAGTCTTCCTTAACGTTGTACAGCACTATATCTCTATCCATAAGCTTTTACCTATGGTTGAATGTCTAACATGTAAACATCATCTAATCTCTCAAATGATGGTAATGTAATCATTGATACTTTAGTTTGAACGTTAACAGGATCTACAAGTTTTTGAGTTGTAACTGCAATACCAGTATTTACAATTTCAACATCTGTTCCTGCAACATTTCCTCCTAATAGATCAGATTCTTCAGGAGTAGTACCAAATACTGTTGAACCTAATTTAGCGTTAGGTAGTAATGATACATATCCATCAGGATAATATTTCTTAGTAGTTCCATCTCCATCTTCGTAAGAGTCTCTAGAAATCTCTACTGTAGCATCAAATGCATCTAAGATGTAATCTCTTAACTCTTGTCTTGTTACTGATGCACCTTTAGGAGCTAATGGTTTAACAAGCTTAACTGTGCTGTCAGCATTTTTTAATAACCCAAATGTTGTTGAGTTCATAACAATCACTTCAGCTTTTTTACCTTGAGCTTCCATTGCTGCAATCGCTGTTTCTAAGTCTTTTAATGGTGTTGCATCGGTAGCTGTCCAAGCTTTAGCTACAGTGCTCTTCATTTCAGGTTTTACTCCATAATCAAACTCTTGAGCTACACCGTTATTGTTAAATGAAATTTTACCAGTTGCTAACACTTGTAATCTCATTGCTTCAATACGTGCTTTAGCGCCATTAACAAGGCGTGCATGGTCATCAAAGATTCCACTTAACACTGTGTCAATAAGTTCTTGGTTGCCTGTAGAAGAAATCACGTTTAATTGTTGTCTATCTTCCTCTTTAACTAGTAAAGCTTCTTTAAAGAAAGGCATTTGAGTATCTGTGATACTTAAGTTCATTCTTTCTCTTAATGGTGCTTTAGTATCAAATGCAGCAGGTTTAAGCACTACTGCTCTACCGCTCCCACCTTTTACCATTGCAAGCTTAATTCCTAATTGTTTTTTAGCAGGGAATAGTTTATCCCCTAAAGTTTCATTTACTTCCTCTTGAGTTCCGTTCCAGTATCCAGCTACATTTTCAGCCGTAATTGTGTCATAAATTAACGCCATATTTTACTACACTCCTTTTACAAATTTGATTAAATTTAATTTTTCTTTTACTTTGCCTTCAACAGCGGCTCCGTTGTTGCACTTGTCTTCACGTAATGTACCTTTAAATACACAAGCAACAACTGCATCTCCGTCTGTTAAGTCAACATCATGTAATGCAACTCCATCAACATAAGTTGCTGCTGCATCATTTGTTAATTTTTTAACTTTTTTAGTTCTATCTTCAAAGATTGACTTACCATCTCCAGCTAAGAATGTTCCCGCTTTTAAGATTTTACGTCCACCTTCATCTACTGTTCCTGTAGTAGTTTTATCTACTGTTACTGAAATTGCTTCATAGTCTAAATTGTGAAGAATTTCTTTTTCATTGAAAATATTTCTAGTTCTCATCTATTGTTCTCCTTCTAAAATGGTTTTTTGTGATTAACACCTTTTGCAAGTCTTTGTCCTATATTCATTTTCTTATCAAATCCAGTTCCACTTGCTCCTGGTGTAGTTTGTCTTGCTGATGCTTTTACTGCATTTGCTACTGCATCTTGGAACGCTCTCTCTAATACTGTTACTGCTTTTAAAGCTTCCTCAGCTGAGCCATGCTTAGCAAAAGTTTCAGCTAGCTCAACAGGTAAATTCTTAGATAGTAAATCTTCTTTTACTTCCATGATTAACTGTGACTGTTTGAAAGCTGCGACTTCTTCGTTGAATTTATTTTGCCACTCTTCAAAGTCTCTATCTCGTTTTTGTGTTTCACTTAATTTGGCATAATCTTCACGCTTTTTAATCTCAGCTTCTACACGTTTTTGAAAGTCATCCTCAGATTTACTTTTCTGATTATTTAACGCTGTCTGAACTGCTTTGTTAACAATACTGTCTAGCTCAGATTGACTAGATGGAGCTTTAAACTCAGGTTCAGTTGGTGCTGATTCTACAGCTCCTTCTGTTGCTCCTTCCTCTGAAAAGTATTGAATGTTTAGTTTTAATAAAAATTGTTTGTTCATTGTTTCTCCTTATCCACGCTAGTCTTATTCTTTCGGTTCAGTTGTGCACCACTTCACTTAAGTAATAATCCACGCTAGTTTAATTTGACATAATAAAAAAGACCTTTTAATGTCTTATCCAGGACAAGTGTATAATAAAAACACCTAACAAGTTGTTAAGTGTTTAATAATTAGTTTGACTTTATTTCTTTTATAATTAAATCTTCCCCTAAATCCTCTAACCTTGAAATTGCTTCATCTAAGGTTAATGATTTATCGGTTTTTAGATCCAGCTCTAAATCAGATATTATTTCTAATACTTCTTTTTCGTTTTCTATGTTTCTAAATAATTCTTTTGGTAAGTACATTACTTAATCCCCTCCTCATTCATAACATTGACTAATACATTCTGATATACAAATTTTTCCGGCTGTGTTAGTTGATCATAGTTGTGAAGTTTATTAAATATATTATCTATATCCTCAACCATATAATCTCTATATTTTCTTTGACTAGGTGCATTTTCTAGAAACTTATCTACTAATCTTTCCTTATGATTCTTGATATAATCTTCATATTGCAATCCGTAATATTGCCAATCATGATTAATCTTTTTAATTTCTCCTGCTAATTTATTCCACTGTGAATCTTGACCTTTTAACCTGTCATTCCAGGCAATCTCTCCTAAGTCCACAATGTTATTAATTGAACTGTATTTTTCTAACTTCTTCAACCTCGGAACTGTATCAACTAAATACTCAGCATATGCAGGGCTTAATCTCTCTTTCACTCCCATTTTTTGCATAGCATAGTGTGCTGAGCTTTCAGCGAATGTTTCTTCAATTGCTAATGATGATTTGTTAATAAACCCTTCATCATCAGCATAATCAAATTTACGTCCGTGTCCTTTAGCATGGTAAGCTTCGTGAAATATAGTTTTCAATTGATAAGGTCTTTCCCTATCATCATTTTTCTCTAAACTATAATTAATTATTTTTAATTTATCTCCATCCTGACTAAAACCGCAAAAACCTCTTGCACCACCACTTGTATGAAAATCTATTGGTAAATCTTCTAACCCAAGTCTTTCTAATAAATCTTTTGCAATTGATGAACGGTTTCTTTTGCCGAACTTAAAGCCATCAACCATTTTTTCAAATAGGTTTCCATCTTTTATTATACCACTTTCTTCTGCTTTATCCAAGCCTCTTTCTTTCCTATACTCAGCTATTTCTTTGTCTAGCTGTTCACTGTCATAATAAGCTGCACTTGAGCATTTGCAATAAGGATGCATAGGGTAGAAATTAACCCCTACTTCTCTGTCTTTAATCTTGAAATGCTTCCCGTCTAACTGTTTGCAAATATCACAAGCTGTAGGTTCTGAAATATATAAATACTCATCATATCCGGCTTGCTCAATTGCATCAAGCTGTACATCTCCTTGAACTCTAGAAGCTTCTGTTACTAGCAACCTTTTAGCTTCATGCTTGCTAACATTGAATTGACTTCTAAGCCGTCCTATCATATCAGTTGGGTTAACTCCTTGAATGATAGAACGTCTTAACATTGTAGCAATATTTCCCATCAGAGCTTCTTGATTAGTCCAAATGTTCTTGCTAAAGTTCCCATACTTATAATCACTATTAACAATAGCTTTTACACCTTCTTTACTAAACCTTAGCTTAGTATCAAGTATTCCGGACTGTCTAGCGTACTCACTGTCAGCTAACTTCTCTAAATGCTTTTCTATAAGCCCGCTATTCTTAACTGTCATGTCTGTTAGATGTAGATTCAACTCAGCTTTTAAAAGCTCCAGTCTGTTTATCCTCATTGTAGCATTGTAGAGTTTAAGCTGTGCATTAGCTTCAGGAGAAAAGTCTTTCTTTTTAACATACTCTTTAGCTTTCTTCTCGAATGCTTTTACATCATGCTCAGATACTCTTTTTAAAGCTTCCTCAATTGAGATACCTTGGCTCTTTGCATATCTCTCATAGAATACGTTTATTTGCTGTTCTATGTCTTCTAATGCTATGTTAAAGTTCTCTTCCATATTTGCTATGGTTACTTTTTCATCTTTAATTTGATTTAATTGGTTTGCTAACTCTCTTTTCTTCCAATAATTAAATGATCGTTTCTTCATCGATTAGCACCTCTTCGCCATCGTGTAGGTAGCTTTCTATATCTTCTTCACTTAACCCTAAATCTTTTAAGAATTTTCTAGCTAATGCTTCACTATAATCTCCTGATTTGAACTTTTTAAGAATACTTGATATCTTGTACATTAATTTACCTTTGTCAATATCATAGCTATTATCTAAGGTAATTGTAGGTGTATCAAGTAACTCTTGTTCATGTTTAGGGTCATCTACAATACCTGTTAATCTCATAGCTGTTTCATTTGTAACCATTCCACCTAATGATTTGAAAGCATTAATAGTTTCTTCTAACGCTTTAGGTAGGTTAGGGTTAAATGTAATCTTAAGCTTAGCAATGTTAAACTCTGTTAACTCTTTAACATAATCTCCGATGTTAGCTATAAGCTGGTATCTCCTTCTCAAGCTCTTTTCAAATAGTGATTGAGTGTCAACTCTTGCCTGTTCTAATCCAAACAGTTTATATTTCATTGCCTCTCCACTTTGAATTCCACTGAAATTAGTATCAGTTAAATCAGGTGTGTTTGTGTATTTGTGAATGTCGTTAACTATTCTTTTCTTGAACGCTTCTACTCCGTTAACATCGTATTGTTTATATAGGTACTTAGCATCCACTGTTCCCTCATTCCCGTTAACATCTACAGGAGGTTTTAGCTGTAACAGTCTAGCACGTCGCATTCTTCTCATGTACTCAACCTGTTTAGCACTATCCCCAACCACATCATCCGGAAATTCTACTTGTCCAAATATAGCAAGTATTGCATCTGATGTATCTGTCATATAGTTAGCTGTGTCTGATTGAACTGCATCATATGAATCTATCAAAGCTAGTTCACTTTCATAATCTCCCATTCCATCAGCTGTATTTAAGTACTCTGTTATCGGAACATCTCTAAACACATGATGCTCAATGCTTATCTCCTGATATGCTCCGTCTACCTCTTGCAGCTTAACAATTCTATCGTTTAAATAAAGCTCTACAAAATGCTGTTTGTTATCAAATAATCCTGTTGAGTAATATCTAACACCAGCTAATAAGTTATCTTCTAGTGTGTTATCATAAATTACAAATGTGCTTAAAGGATCTAACCTTTTAACTTTTGTTAAGTCTGACATTGAGCGATAAACTAAGTCGTAAGCTCTACCTACTTTAGATAGGTCTAGTACTAGCATTCTGTTTAAGTCGTGAAAGCTATTAACCTTTGCTATCTCTCTAAGCACCCCATCTGTTGTGCTGTTGTCTTCTCCGTCATCGTATTCAACCTGAATAGGTTTACCTACTAAATATCCTTGCTTAAATACTGCAATGCTTTTACCAAAATTATGAATAATTCTAGTGTCAGCCATATCTTGCTCACTTCGTCTATCTTTAATTGATATTGTATGGTTGTTACCTTCTGAATAGTCATACAGTTCTTGTATTCTCGGTTTTTGAACCGTGCTGTGATGTGATATAAACTCTCTTAATACTTTATAGCCATCCAGTATTAACTCTTCTACATTATCAACTCTATATCTTAGTCTTGATTCTCTGTGAAACCTGAATGTAAGATTTTTACTTTTTCCTGTGCTATCTACAAATGTTTCTGTATAAGCCATTTAATCACTCCTTCCCAAATCCAGCCATCAGTGTCTTATATTGACTGTCTTTTTTATTCTCTTGTCCTATTAGTTTGATATATGGTATATACCCATATTGACTTGCGTTAATTGTGTGGTCGTTCCTGTCTTCCGGTTCGTCCCTGTCTTCCTTCCAAGAGTATATATTTAACTCTCTTATGTGTTCTTCACAATTATCCACAACCAAGTACTTCAAATTCTTCATCCAACCGCTTGATGTGTTAATCCTGTTGATTATTGTTACACGTTTATCAGCGTTTAGAAATTCATATATCAATCCTTTTCTTGATTTATACTTTAGTAATTCCATCATTGTAGCTTGGTCAGCATTATCTATGTAAACTTTTCTACAGAAGCCCCATTTATCTTTACAATAATCCAGGAACTTATGCAGCTTAACTGCTACATCTGATGGTGCTATCTTGCTGTTATTAAAATCTTTATTGTTGTAATTCTTCTCTTCAAGTATTACCAACTCTCCATTGCTAGTGATACCTTGAAAGATAAATGATATTGTGTCCTCTGTCTTTTCTGAGTATGAGGTGTCAACCCCGCAAGAGTATCTGATGTATTGCTTTTTGCGTGCAGCTTCTTCAGTAATTACGTTTAACTTCCTATCAAACATACTAAATACTAAACCTTCAGCACGTCCTCTTAACCCTTGTATTTTGTTCTTATAAAGCTTTGTGCCTACAGCAACTGTGCTTTTAATCTTCTCTTTTTTCTCTTCAGATAATCCGTAATTATGGTCAAAAGAAAAAAACCAGTAAGTCCATTTAGGATGTTCCGGTTCAGTTAACATCTCTCTTATCTCTTGAGGTGTATCGTATTCATATTGAGGTAACGCTCTAAATCTATTTATATATCTAGCATAAATAGGTAATGTAGGATCATCAGGGTTCATTGTGCATATCCAGTAATCACATCTCATGGTTGCTTCTTGCACAAAATCCATATCAGCTGTGTTAATCTCATCTATAAATCCACATCCAAACTGTGAACCTAATGCTTTTTCCCACTTGTCTTTTGATGAATATCCTAATATAAATATAATCCTTTCTCCGTTTGGAGTATCATATTTGATGTGAGGGATTTTATATTTAGAATCTCCGTTCCCTTTATAGTCAACATACTCTCCAAACACATCTATAATTCCTAAGTCTGAGTTAATTATATTCTTTTCAGCATCCCCTACAGATTTAGCACTGATGAAGTGCAGCTTTTGTTTGCTCTTTGCAACTGCCAACATATATTTAACAATACCTACTGTAGTTTTACCTGCTGCTGTAGTTCCTTCTAATGCTTCAGCTTCAGCTTTATGTTTTAGAAACTTTTTATATTTAGGGGATAGAATGAAATCACTCATCTTTATCATCCTCTAACTGGAGTAAGATCCCAGCAAGTTTATTTTCGCTTTTAACATTTACATCAACTTTAGCTGTTGATAATCCGTATCTTTTAGCTAGTTCAACAGCAGCACTTTTTCTAGTTGCTATGTTTGGCCTAACTTCAATTATTTGTTGTACTCCATCTCCTAATCCTATTGCCATTGGTTCGGTTAGTTCCCCTCGCATTGCAGCTGTGAAGAATTCTAACACCTCTTGCTGGTCAGCTATTTTTTTAGAATTAAGTTCTGACAACCTTTCATCAAGGTAAGCTTTTACGCCCACATTTGCCAACAACTTATGAGCTTGTTTTCTTGAGTAATTAGCTGAATACCCTGCTTTTAAAGCTGACTGTTCAGCATTCCCGCTAATGATGTACTCATCAGCAAATTTTTGTTGTTTCAAAGTTAATTTTTTCAATTTTCCACCACCAGCCTCTCTTCTCAAAAATAAAAAGCACCTTTTACAGTGCTTTCTTACATATTATAATAAATAATAAGTTGGAGTATTTTATGAAAATTCTTACAATGTATGTTTAGCAAGTTGTTTAACGGGGGAATTTAATAACACTTTTTGCGTGTTCAACATCAATTTCTTTTTATAACCAGCAATTAAAAGAAATTTGTATTAACTAAAAATTTTTAAAAGAGAAAAATATCAACCGTACCTTAACTCCTCCGTTAAACTCTCACATTACCATTATATCATTATACTACTTACTTTTGTTTATCTTTTTTTACTTTGTTTTATCTTTTCTTACTTTTTTTTACTTTTACTTACTTTTGGGGAAATTCTTAGGTAAATTATCAATTTGAATTACTCTTAAAGCTTCAGAATGTTTCCTATTTCTCGTATTAGCTTCAATTCCCATTATTTGGTCTATTTCAATCCAATCTTTGCAATTAAAATACCTAAGCTGTAATAAAAGTTTATATTGGTAATCTTTTACACTGTCAATGCAGTTATAAATCTCTCTTTCTTTTTTAACCTGCTTAACTGTGTTGTCAAACAGCTCTCTTTCAAGCATATCCACTTCATGTATTAGATTTTCCCAACTGTATTTATTTCCACCTTTGATTTGTTCCTTCGCATAATCAATAGGTTTAATGTTGTTTTTTAAAAGATCTCTTTTTTCTCTTATTTTTTCTTCATTCGCTCTAATTATCTCTTTAATGTAAAATATTTGAGATAAATATCTTTTTTTGAGATTAGATAATCTTTCTTGCTTATCTTTCATATCTTCTACCTTTCTCACGGTTAATTACTAATGCTGCTGCCATCATTAATACTACTAATAATGTTAAATCATCATTTTTTAACCCTGTGTTTGCTAATTTTTTAACTTTCTTTTCAACTTTAGTCTTTTTAGCAACTTTTACTATTTTTGGTTGCTCTACTTTATTTGGAGTTTCCGGAATCTCAAGCTCTGGGATTTCTACAACTGGAGCCGGTGGTATCATCGGAATATCTTTTAAATCAAGATATGGCTTTTCTAAAATTGGAGCTGGTGGCATCATCGGAACATCATTTAAATTTAATTCAGGTTTATCAACCACCGGTGCCTCATTTGGTATATCAAAAGTTGGTTCAGGTTTATTCTCTCCTTCAACGCTTCCGTCTCCTTTTGCTATTTGCACTTCAACATCTTTGTCCCAGTCCACATTGTTATCTGCTTGAACTCTTAAATTGTTAGTAGGATTTTTACTTAAATCTTTAACTTTTAGATCATATTCTAAAGATACGATATCATTTAAAGTTGGTAATTTAATAACGAAACCGTTTGATTTGAAATCAATGTTTTCTTTAGGGATATCAGATATTTCAGTCCATGGATCAATAGAAGACACTAATCTAGCTTTTAAGCTTCCTTCAACGTACTCTTGGTTATTATCCCAAGTGTCAGTGATTACAGCATTAGTTAAATTAGCTTTCTTATAATTGACACGTCCTGCCCAAGAAATGATATTACCTTTTTGAGATCCCCACTTAGTAACTATTTCTTGTGGGTCTGGTCTCCCGTCTTTGTCTACTTTTGTTGTTACAATAGTTCCGTTAAAATTTAAATCATATGTTGTTGTTTCAGTTCCACTAACTTTTTCCTTATTCCAGATAGTCATTAATGATAACTGCATAGATTTATTTAATGGACGTTTAGTAAAGTAGTCATTAAATACAGTTGTAACATTATTAGTTTCAACACTAGCAGTTGCTTTACCTACAACATTACCTTCAGTTCCCTTAACGTCAAAGTTATAACTTGTTTGTAGGTTTAACTCTTGAGGTAAATTGAATGTAACTTTGTCTCCGGAATTGATTTTAAGACTATCATCAAATTTGGTCTTATATTCAACCGTTACAGGTCTGAACCTATCTGGTCCGGCAGTAACTTTAACTTCAGGATTTTCTACCTTAATTTCATTAGCTGATGCATATCCTCCAAACACTAAAATCATTAAAATTGTCGTTATTGTAAATATTATCTTCTTCATTTATTTCTCCTTAACCTTAACTATAATTTTTTCTTTCTGTAGATCCTCTAAGAAATCTGGCACATCTCTTGCGTAAGAATCTTGATATAAAAGGCTTAACGCTATGGATAGTTCTAACATATTTAACTCAATGTAATTATCCTTTTCTGTTCCTTGTACTTCTATCATACTAACACCTCTTTAATTTCATCTCCGAATATGTCAATACATTCTTTAGCTATTTCTATTGATTTAAAGTAAGGTAGTTTAGAAAATCTATTTGAAACCCACGTACTTTCGTATGCCAAATTAAATGCTCCTGTTGAACTTTTATAATAAGTTATAAAAGTTTTCTTTTGTTCACCATCTTTCCAATCTGGCTTCCAACCATCATTTTTTTCTTTAGCCCATTGCTGTAATTTAAACAATAGCTTACGTTCTTTTAGCTGTTGTTCAGCTTCTTCTCTTGTTTTGAAATATAAACCATGTTCAAATACATTTTTTGAAAAGTTGTCATTATCGAAAAAATATATATCACATATGTTAGCACTTGCATTAGATATATAATATAGAGTTTCTTCATGTTCTGGATAAGTTAGTTCAAACTCTTTCTTATCATCTTCTAACTTACTGATAAACTCATCTCTTAATTGTTGTAACTTCTCATCAAACTGGTTTATTAATTGTTCTTTATTCATTATTTCTCTCCTATATTCGCTAACACATACAATGTTCCAACCTCTTTAATAACTGTATATCCTATTACACACTCATTATCCTCTAACATTGGTTGGTCAATGTCGCTGTTGTTAATTAGTTCATTAATATCATTTTCTATCATTTCTACTGTTGTTGTTAATTTAATTACTCTTTTAATCATTATTTTTAATCTCCTTTTTATCAAATATATAAATCATTGCTGTTCCACCTATCACGCTTATTTCTTTTATCTCTTCGCTTTCTAGTAATGGTGGTAAATCTATTATTTCTCCTCGTTTATAAGCTTCAATATAGCTTTCCACTTTATCCGGGGTGGTTTCTATAACGTCTACCCGTTTTGCATTTTTAAACATTTTATTATCCTCCTTAAACTACTGTATCTAGGATTTACTGCTCCAGCTCTTATTTCTCGTATTGTTTTTACATGTAGTCCAGTAAGAGCTGCTAATTCTTTGTTACTAACACCTTTTTCTCTCATAAGCTTATCAACTTCGTTTTTCATCTTTGCTTACCCTGTTAAAATGTTTTATTGCTAATTTGTCAATTAATGCTAACATGTCTAATTTAACTTCATTTTTTAACTGAGGATTTATATCATCTATGCTTAACAAATCTTGTCCGTAATCTTTCATTTTCGTATCACTCATAAGCTCAAATACTTCAGATACTACTCTTGTTATCCGTTTTTTACCAAATCCATAATTAGCTCTTAATACCCAAGCTAACACAAGACTAAACTCTGTTAGCATTTCTCCTCTTGCTTCCATCCGTTGAATTTTAATAAATTCATCAGCAACTTGTTCAGCTGCTCTTTTCTTCTCTTTCTTACTTCCTACTTTTGGTAAACCGAAAGAGTTCTTTTTAATCTTTTTACCCATTTATTTAACACCCTCTTTGACTTTCTTAATTCTAGCTTTCAGGCTTTGCATTATCTCTTCTTGTACTCCGGCTTTGTTATCCAGGGCTCGCATTACATCTTCATCACGTGTTCCTTGTGTTACTAAATGATGAATTATAACTTTTTCTTTTTGGCCTTGTCTGTGTAGTCGCTTGTTGGCTTGTTGATAATGCTCTAAATTCCATGATAGACCAAACCAGCAAACGTGGTTTCCTCCTTCCTGTAAATTAAGGCCATAAGCTGCACTTGCTGGATGTGTTAACAGAATATCAATTTTACCAGCATTCCAATCATCCTCATCTTGTGTAGTTTTTAACTCTTTAACAACAAGGTCGCTTTTTTCTAATGCTCTTTTGATTCTATCTCTGTCATGTTGAAAGTTGTAAAACACTAGTATACTTTTACCTTGCAATCTCTCAACTAATTCTAGGAAAGCTTCAATTTTTGCATCATGTACCTCTGTATATATTCCTGCACTATCATATACAGCCCCATTACTTATTTGCAATAGCTTGTTAGATAATGCAGCTGCATTAACCGCTGTTATTTCATCCTCAGCACCTTCAAGCTCAAGTACAAAATCACGCTCCATTTTGTCATAATCTCTTCTAGCTTTATCATTTAAAATTACCGGGATCTCGTTATAAGATAAATCAGGTAATTCTAGATAGTCTTCTGACTTCATGCTTATACAAATATCAGATATTTTATTTATGATACTGTCATAAACTCCATCTTTTATTTTATAGTCAAAAATCTGACTTCTATTCCTTTTATTAGGCTCCATATATTTGGCCCTAAAATGTGTAATGTATTTTTCTAATCTAGTACCTTGATCTAATAAATATATTTGAGCCCATAAATCCTCTACACCATTTGGACTAGGTGTCCCTGTTAACTCTATTAATCTATTAATCTTTGGTAATACCATTTTTAAAGCTTTAAATCTCTTACTCCTGCTATTTTTAAAGCTACTGCTTTCATCAATCACAACCGTATCAAAATACCAGTCATTTCTAAGATAATCTACCAACCATGGAATATTCTCACGATTGATAATATATAAATCAGCATTAACGCTAAGTGCCTTAATTCTCTTTTGTTGACTTCCTAACACAAGACTAACTCTAAAATCTTTTGTATGGTTCCACTTATCTTTTTCTTTTGACCATGTTCCCTCAGCTACTTTTTTAGGTGCTATAATCAACACTTTGTTAACTTGAAATCTATTGTATTTTAATTCCTTAATTGCTGTTAATGTTGATATTGTTTTTCCTAACCCCATATCCAGGAATAACCCACATTTAGGAACATTGACAACATGATTAATTGCTGTTAACTGATATTTGTGTGGGATGAATTCTCTCACGATATCAACTCCTCTACTAACATGTCTACTTCTTCTTTATTTTTTACTTTATAAACTATTTGGCCTAATCTGTTAAAATCTCTTTCTACTAATTTTTGCCTTGCTGAATATCTTCCACCTATAGGCCTTTTCAATTCTACAAATGCAACCGGCCTATCTTTCAATATGATAATTCTGTCAGGCACACCTGAATATCCAGGGGATTCAAATTTTAAACATAGGCCCTTTCTATCCTTAATTTTTTTTACTAAATATTTTTCAATTTGCCTTTCTAACATTTTCTTTCCTCATGTCAACTTTAAAAATTTCAAAATTTGAATTTGTAACTTGTAACTTTATTTTTCCCTATAAGTATATAAAACATAGAGATTATAGATATTATAGATTTATAAGGGGGTATATATTCCTATAATTTCTATATTTTCTTTATTTTTATAAATTATAAGGAATTTAAAGTTACAAAAGTATATATAAAACTCTATATAAGCCTATTATATCAACGTTTATGAGGTGTAACTTTGGGTGTAAACTTAGCCATTTAAAGTTACACTCGATACAGATAAACGTTGATATAATCACGTTTTGTATTTTTTCAAAGTTACACCAAAGTTACATTTGAATTTTTGATTTGTAACTTTGAAATTAGAAAGTTACACCCCAAAGTTACACCCTACGGAACCCTTTTTGAGGGCCGTAAACTCCAAATCTTGATGTTTTTTCTTCCTTAACCCACCCAACTATATTACTAATTATTTGATTTATCTCTTTAGCTTCTTGTCGTTTCATGTACTTAATATCTCCACGTAAACACTCTTCATAGATCTCAGCTGCACATACTTTATTTCTAAATACCAATTGAGATTCATCAACTGTATAGGTTCCGGATAGGAATGAAATCCTCTTATTCTTATCTAGTGAATACCAGTCAGGTAAGATAGGCCTGTCAAGGAATTCCTTAATTAATCCTTCTCGCATATTAACCTCTCTATGCTGCTCCCGTGCCATATTGGCCAACTCTTCGGCCTCCTTGCTAAGTTGTAAGCTTTCCCCCATTACAAACAGGGTATAAGCTTCAGCCCAAACTTGATCAACTTCATTTGGTAAATCATCCCAAACGCTCTTTTTAATCTCTCCTAAGCAAATATCTATTGGCCAAAAACGTCTATTACCTGTTGGGTCTTTTAGAAACTCATCATCATTAGATGTTCCGTAGAAAACACATCTTCTAGGATATTTACTTGTACGTCTTCCGTAAGCTTCCCTGTAGATATCCTCTCTTTTACTTAAGAATTGCTTAATTGCGTTTGTATCATGTCGATTCATAGCTGTAAGCTCTCCAACCTCTACAATCCAGCTTCCCTGGATAAGTTCAGAAGCTTCTTTACCTTCAAAGGTTTGTAAGCTATCATTAAACCAATCCTTACCTAATATAGAAAAGAATGTACTTTTACCAACCCCTTGAGGGCCTGCTAATATTGTCATTACATCGAACTTTACACCACCAACAATGGCCCTTGCTACAGCAGCTACTAAACTTTTTCTAATAGCTTCCCGTGTAAATGCGTTGTCCTCAGCTCCGAAATAATCGATAAGAAGAGTATCAACTCTAGGCACTCCGTCCCAGGTAAGAGATGTTAGGTAACGCTCTACATAGTTTATTCTGTTACCATCACTTACTATTAATAAGGCTTTATCTTGTTTATCTTGACCAGTTATCTTATAAACACTTTCTAGATATCTAGCAAAAGAAGCATCATCAACTTCTGACCAGTCCCTGTGATCCTTGCTTGCATCATAATGTCTATCCCATGGTAGCTTACCGAACACTAGCCCTCTATTACTGAAAATATCAATAGCTATTTTATCTTTTAAATTTGGGTCATTCTCCAGGATTAAAACTATGTTATTAATAGTCTTTTGGATTCTACCTTCTTCATTTCTCTCAAGTTGCGTTAACCAATCAAGCTCATCATCGTTTTGATTATCATCATCTCCTACTACATCAAATACATCTTTAGCATTTGATATTAGCTCTTTGTTTAATAAAGCTGCTACTTTGTCATCAGCAAGAGCTAGTTTTTTCATAGCTGAGTAAGAAGGGTATTTACTAACCGGAGTACCCTCTTTAATATGATCATCTAGGTTACTAAACTTATGTATTCTGATTAAATCAAAAGCGTTAACTAGTTGGCCACTGCATGGATCTGTTGCGTGGTGTGAGTATAAGAACTTGTTATCATATAGCACCGCACCACCTGAAGTAGTCCCACCGGTGAAAGTATATCTATCAGGGCTTGCTGTTGCCTCGTAAAGTCCAGGTATGAAAGTTTGTATAGCTGATGTGATATCATACACCTTACAGAAAGCACCAACTAATCCGTTTTTTGTTAGTGGGTCTTGTTGCCTTGCTAGTAGTTGTTTTTGTCTAGTATCTTGACCAGGAACATGAGGCCAAGTCGTGATATCAGTCCAATCAGCATACATATTAAGTACACCTTTTCTACTGCAAAATTGACCTGGATAAAACTGATAAATGTACTCGCTATCTGATGAACAGGATGGATAATACATAAATCTGTTAACCTCAAATGTTGTAGGGTCACAATTTTCTATCCCTAATAAACTACCTAACTTTCTAGCTATAGGTTCGTATTCATCAGGTGTACAGCTTTCATCAAGAGGAATTAAAACCCTTAATCTAGGTGTATAATTGCTATGTTTTCTAGTTGAATAAACAACCGCTGTACAACCTAATGCACCTACTCTTTTAAGAATGTCATCAGTCATATTAGGTTGGATATTATCAAGATCTAAACATACAACATCACGACTTAATATATTAGTTGCTTTTCTTCGGCCATCTAAAAGCTTAGCACCAGTAAAGCCCCCAACGTCTTTTAATTCATCTTGTTCTGACTTCTTAAGCTTAAGAAATTCATCATATTTCTCTTGAGTTCTAACAGGAGATTTTAAAGTTTCCACAAAATCTAACCAACTAATATCTGTATTTTGCCATATAGTCGCTTTTCTGTGATTTGCCTTAGCAATTCCTAATATTCTATTTGCTTGCACTTTTTAACCTCCTTTCTTAATCTTTCATATAATATTTAGTTTCAAATCCAGCACCTTTTAATATTAATCCTGGAGCCCAAGGTATTGGCTCAGCTAAAATATTATTTACATCTTCTAGTTTTTCGTCATCATAAGCATCTATAACCACTTCATCGTGGATATGCATTACTACTTCATAATTTCTATCGTATAATCTTATCAGTGTTTCAGCTAAACAATCCCTTGCTATTGCTTGAACTATATTCTCGACTAACTTTCCACCGTATGTAGAGTTAACCTCCCATTTCTTAGTTGTTTGGTTAACACCGTAATAATGTAGAGCATCTTTATTGAATTTGTTTTGCTGTAAAAATGGTTTAGGATAAAACAGTTTTCTACCACTAGGCAATTTAACAGATATAAAATCTAAACCGTACATCATATCCCATTCTCTTCTAATTTCTAAGCTCTGAACAAATTGAGTTCCGTTGCCATTCATGGCCTGTATAACAGCATCTCCTACTGCATACCACAAACGGACAATATTTTTATTTGCATCCCTCCAACGAACTTTAATGTCTGTTAATTCTTCACTTGAGAGCCCCATTTTATCAGCTCCCATTGCTATTAAGGCTGATTCTCCTCCTTGATATCCAAGAGCTAATGTTGCAACTTTTCCTCTTTGTCGTAAGCTGTACTCAGGGTTTCCTTTTTTAATCTTGTCAATAGGTACGTTGAACATTTGGCTTGCTGTAGCTTCATAGATTTTACCGTGAGTAGCAAATACTTCATTTACCCACTCTTCCCCAGCAAGCCAGGCAATAACTCTTGCCTCAATTGCACTAAAATCACTTATTATAAACTTATCTTTACTATTTATAAAAGCTGTTCTTACTAACTGACTTAGGATATCCGGAACGTTTCCATATAAGAGCTTAAGTCCTTCAAAGTTTCCTTTTTTTGCAAGATCTCTAGCATCATCTAATGTGTTGATATAGTTTCTAGGTAGGTTTTGAACTTGAACTAATCTACCAGCCCAGCGGCCAGTCCTATTAGCTCCGTAAAATTGTAATAAACCTCTTACTCTATCATCTTTACACATTGCATTTTCCATAGCTGCATATTTACTAACACTAGTTTTTCCTAACTGCTGCCTTATCTCTAGAACTCTTTTAACTTTCAAAGGTAAATTATCTCTAGATAAAAGGTCTGATATATCATCTTTTGTTAGTCCTGGTAACTCTTCATCTATTTGACTTTCTACCCAGCTTTTCAGCTGAGTTATACTATTAGGATTATCAAGGCCTGTTATCTTCTGAGCTTCATTAGTTAATTTCTCAGTACTTTCAGCATCGATTCTCAGGACTGCATCAACTAACAACTTATCAACTTTAACCCCGTTAGCATTCATCAGGATATCCATTTCCCATAACTTCTGTTCTTTTGCAGGAACTTCAAAGGCTTTTATATATTGATATATCGTGTACTCAGCCTCCACATCTTGCATATTATATTCACAGTAAAGCTTCCATTTATCTAAGTCATGATGTGGGTCATTCCAAGTTCTACCACCGTTAGATTTAGTTGGTTTACAAGGAACCGAAAAATATTGAATTAATCTATTACCTGTTGTTAGCTTTTTCTTATCTTCTGAAATTCCTATTGCTTTACCTGTCATTCCTAATCCAGCAGGTAAGCCTAAATAGGTTGCGTGAAACATTGTACATCTCCATTGAGTTATACTCGTTGTATATCCTGCCTGATTAAGGCAATACCATTCAAAAGCTGCGTTATATGCATGTTTTATGCAATTCTGATTATTTAGTAATTCTAGGATATTATCAGGGATTTTTTCTCCTTGTTTCAAATCAACTATTTTAGTTGGGTCATCGTTTAGTTTGTAAGAAAATAGCAAAATCTCAAAATCTTCAGATTGAGCATATTTATAAGCTCCACTTTTAGAAATGTTAACACTGCTGCGTGTTTCAATATCTATATTTAAATGTTGCATAATTTCCTCCTAAAATCATAGGGGGGATAACCCCCCGATACTTTTGTTAAAGTGGTAATCCAGTAATAGGATCTACACCAAAAGTATTTTGATTTTGTTGAGGTTGTTGAACTGCTGCTTGTTGAGGGTTAGGGAACGGGTTCGGGATAGCTGCACCTCCTAAAGCTGTAAATAATTTGTCAGCTGCTACAGGTGCACCTCCTAATACTTCCCCGTCTCTTACTTTTTGGATATGAGTTAATCCAAACCCTACACCTTTTTTCCCAGTATGCATATAAGGGAATACATTAATTGCTACGTTTGCATAAACTCCTGAATATATTTGAGATTGGTCTAATATCGGTTGAACATTTTGGTCAACTATTTGAGGTTGTCTATCAGCATTTGAGCTAGCTGTAAATACCCAACAACCTTTACACTCATCCCCAAAAGGTGTGCCATCTTGTTTAACTCCGTCCCCATCATGAATAGGATTAGCTACTACAGGAGGCATTACCCCATTCCATTTTTCATTTAAACCTTTTTGAGCTGCTGCTTGAATAGCTGCATCTAATCTTTGCTTACTTGCTAAATCGCTTTTTGGTAATAAAATTGTTGTGCTATATTTAGCCGGTAAATCCGGATTATTTGAATATGGTTTAAATACATTTACATAACTTAATCTCACGTTTTGTACTACTGCTGTTGTTTCTGTTGTCATAATTTTAAAATCTCCTTTAATATATATTAATTTAATGGTTTAAAAATGCTTGTTGCATTTACTGTATTTGTTATTGCTGGTCTTTTATCATTTTCAAAAACTAAAGTAGGTTTACCTTCACTAGTAACGACCATATCTCCTACTAAAGTTGTAAACTGTTGTTTACCTAACGCTTTTTCTAATTTAGCTAAGGTTAACGGAACTTTATCATATATTATTGCCTCATCTATGCCCCCTTCTATTAATTTATTAATTGCCTCATCTTGATTAGTCCAAGAGCGTGAAGTTCTTCCGGCCACCGCCTTAAGTCCTTTTACATCTTCTCCTTTAAGGCACATATCTAAAGCATATGCTTTTAAATCGGCCACCCATTTAGCAATGTCTTCTCCTCTTGAGATGTATTCATATAATTTATCTTTAGGGATCTCATTAGGTTTTAACTTTATTTCAGATTCTAAAGATAAATTATTCTCAGCTCTTGCGGTGCATATATCTCTTGCCTTACAGAACTTACAAGCCTTAGCTGATGGAACTAGCTCCCCATTACCTCCTAATGCTTTTTCAGCTTGAACTTTAAAGTAATCCCCCCACAATAACAATTCAGTTAGGGATATTTCCCAGGTAGAAAAATTATTAATTCTAGGTTGAACAATATTCAGTTCAATTTTATCTAGGTTGTAGATTAGGTTGAAAGCATCATAAGCCCCTAATGCATATAAGATTAGCTGTTCATTTTGTTCAGATGAAACAGGAACGCCCTTTCCATATTTCAAGTCAATGATTGAAAGTGTTGAACCGTGAATTAAAACACAGTCACAAGTCCCAAATCCACCATCTACCCATCTAGAAAAGTCAACCCTTTTCTCAATCTCAATATACGGATTAGATGGAAAGCTTAAGGCTTTTTCTTTTATAAAATCTACATAAGTATCTGTGTAAGATTCCATCTCAGCTTGATATAGCTCGTTTTCTTTTAGTTTTTTGACGGCCGCATTTAGCTTTCTTTTGCCAAACCCTTTAGGGTCTAAATAGTGCATGAGCTTTAACTCGCTCATCTCGTGGGCCAGTGTACCTTCTTGAGCATATACAGATTCTTTATCAGGAATTCCCTCCTCCATCTGTACACTGCCAGGACATGTAGCCCACCTACTAGCACCACTAGCACTAAGCTTTGCATGAGCCCTTTCTTTGTGATTAATATCAGTCATTAAATATCAGCTCCTAATTCTCTTAATTTAAGTGCAAATGCTCCAAAATTATCTTGAGAAAGATGCGCTAATGATATAGCGTTGAATTGTTGTAGCAGTGCTTGTAATTGAGCGATTTTACCTCCTTGAACAAGAGCAGCTGAAGCACGTTGAATATCTTCTAAAGTATAAGTTTTTTCACTTACAGGTACTTGAGTAGTTGGTGCTACCGGCTCTACAGGTGTAGCTGTTTGTGTTGGTGCTACTGGTGTAACTGGTTGTGTAGGTGCTGTAGGCTCTACTGGTGTAACTGGTTGAACAATATCCGGAGTTACAACCTGAGAAATTCCTGCATAAGATCCTTTTCCTAATTTAGACAGGACATCTTCTAATAAAACTACATCATCTTTACTTGCTATAATCACATTTACATTTACGTTTAAATCCATTTTTCTAATCTCCTTTTATTTTAAATCTTTTAATAATCTTCTGCCTTCTTGAATATACTGAATTTTAACATTGTGGTCAGTACATTCTTGAATATTGTTTATTACTACATCTACTAATTTTTTAAGATATTCCCTTCTTGAAAATTCATCGGGTGTTTGATTATACTCTTTTAAATACGACAAACTTTCCAGAGCCGAATAACAGCCATTTTCGACTAATATTTCTCCGTTCCTTTTTAACTTACTAATTGGCATTCTCATTTTGTCGTAAGGAATACCGAGATCATTAACTAAATCATACTTAGTACAACCAGGATTTAAGTAAATATAGTTTCTTATTGCTTGCGTTAAATTAACTCCAACATTCTTCCTCATTTTTAAACTCCTCCCATTCAAAGACTTTATTATCTAATATATCCATTGCTTCTCTTAATTTTCTTCTTTCTAAACTATCAAATTCAATTAAGCTTAAGCACTCATCTATTTTATTAGAAGTAAATCGTAATTCTTTTAGCTTATCTGTTAATCTCATGTTTGCCATTACGTCTATCCTCTTTTTCTTTAATAAAATCTTCTAACATTTTTAATCCGTTTAGATGAATTACTTTAATATTCTTATCTTTAATTAGATCCATCTCCTGGTCATTTAGAAGGCTGTGCAGCTTATCAAATGGGCTGAAATCTTCTTGATGATTAGTTTCTTCAGAACGTTTCTCACTAGCTTTTACACCTTCTATATCGTTCAACCAAAACTCACAATATCTAATTATTTTATTGATGTCATCTTTTGGGTTGTCATGTTTTTTATTAGCTCTTATTCCATATTTCAGTATGTTAGCTTGGCACACACTGCCAAAATCTTCTACAACTTCCTGAATTAAATCTATTGTTTCAAAGTTTCCAATTTTATAATGATTTGGATTAATATTATCTTTTGCCACTTGCAATTTCTCCTTTTTTATGTTATTTTATAGTTGAAAATTTAATTAAGTAGTCGTTGTTTTAACGGTTGCTTTTTTTATTTATTTCCCGTACTTCCATAACCACCAACTCGTTCATCTGATAGCACCTCAACATTGTTTATAGGTAATACTTTCGTAAACATCCCTTGTCCAATTCTAGAGTGTTTAGCTATCCTTACTTCTTTATCTGTTAAGTTATCATACAGAAATGTGATATGCCCCTCATTGTCTTTGTTGTTATAAAAGTCAGCATCTATAACCCCTACACTATTACTCATTCTAAGCCCATGTTTTTTAGCCATGCTAGAGCGTGCATATAGTAACAATCCTTCATCTTCTTTCATATAAGCTTTAACTCCTGTAGGAATGATGTTACTTATAGTCCCTGGTCTCAATATAACGTCCTCGCAAGCATAAAAATCTACACATGCGCTGTATGGTGTACCTCTTACCGGTATTTTTCCATCATATCCTTTAATTAATTCGAATCCCCTCATTTTCTTCCTCCTAACTGAAATATTTTTTACTAAAGTTTTTATCAAACAAACATTGAACTATCGCTATTGTTCCTGTTGCTATTCCACCGATTAGTTGCCAATCGATATTTGTTAATACTAAGAAACACACACTAATCACAATTACTGTCCAATATATAATATGTAGTTTATCTTTTTTTATTTTTAGTTTCATTGCCATACTCCTTTAAATAATTCTACTTTGTTAATTAAATTGCTATCCTGGAAATAATCTCTCCAAGCTAGATAGTGAACGAAAGCCTTAATCTCTATTCCGTTACATTCTCTTAAATATGTTTCTCGTGGATAGTAATCTTGTTCCCACAGTTTTATAAACTCTTCTTTATACTTATTAAATTTTGTAGTTCCAATGTTAGGAAAGATTTTAGAAGCTCGTTCTGGATTCAACCATATGGTCTCTAACATTTTAATCACCTTCTTTCAATTTGTTTAAGTCTATTTCTAAAACCTTTGCTATCTTAACAGCGTTATCTAACTTAGGGCTAGATGTGTTACCATTAAGCATAGAGTGTAATGTTTGTTCAAAAATACCTGTTTCTTTCGACAACCTGTAAATTGTCATTCCTTTATTTTCTAGTTGTTCTTTCACTTCTAAATAAAATGCTTTCATAATTCTTTGACCTTTCTTTACCTATATGCTAAAATATAAATGAGTATTTCCCGGAAATTAAATTCTACTACTAAACCTTTCTATGAAATACTTAATATCTTAGAAAGGAGGTGAAATATATGGCTAAAGAACTAATAAAACCTGGAACAGACAACAAGCCCGCAGGAACTTACAAAGAAGTAGGACCTCGAGGTGGTACTGTTCACAAAGGTAGATCTGTTCGTATAGACCAAGGCGACCGTCTGCCACCTACTCAAAAATCAGGAAATAAATGGATTAAGAAATAATTTCCTTTTTATTTTTTGAAAAACAGTAACTTCTATCAAACACATCTAACTGTAACCAAGATTCAGCATATAATTTACTGTTCTCTTCATAAACCGTTAGATAGTGTTTGGTACTTAGCACTACTTTAGAGACTAATCCGACAGTTGCTAATGTTAGTGCTATTTTTGTTTTATTTTTCATCACCACTCCTCCTTTCTTTTAACTTGAAGTAGTCTGTTGGTAATAATGTGTTCAATTCATTTGAACTTATTCCCTAAAAAAATATAAGTGAACTTTGTTTTCAGGTATTTTTAGAAGTTTCATGGCTAATTTTATTTCTGTATCTTTCCATCGTCTTACGTTATTTAATTTAAAGGATATACTACGTTCGGAAAGCTTCATATCTTTAGCAAAATTACTTTGATTACCATATACTTCTATTATTCTCCCTAATAGTTTATCATAGTTAAATTTCATTTTATCTCCTTTCTAATTTTTTTTTAGTTCAATCTCTTGAACTTAATTTTATTATATACTATCATTTTTCATTTGTCAACACAAAAATTCAATATTTTTGAACTTCCAACTTGAACTTTTGTTCAAATAATGGTATTATAATAACAAATAGGAGGTAAAAAGTTATGGCAACTTCTACTGAAAGAATTAATCAGATAATGAGAGAAAAAAAGTTAAGACAGATAGATGTTCTTAATTTAGCTAAACCATTTCAAGAAAAATATAATATAAAATTTTACAAAAGTCATTTATCACAATACGTAAATGGTAAGTCAAATCCTGATAACGAAAAGATATTTTTATTATCAAAAGTATTTGGTGTTTCAGAAGCTTGGTTGCTTGGCTATGATGTACCGAGATATAAAATTACAGAAGAATTTGATGAAGACATCCCCCAAAAAACCCAAGGACTACAAATTCCAGTCTTAGGAACAGTAGCAGCAGGAATACCTATTTCAGCTGTTGAGGATATATTAGACTATGAGGAAATTCCTCAATCATGGCAGAATCAAGGGGAGTTCTTTGGGTTAAAGATAAAAGGTGATAGCATGGAGCCAAGAATGGAAAGCGGTGATGTTGTTATTGTAAAACAACAATCAGATGCTAATAGTGGAGATACTGTTATTGTTTTAGTTAACGGAGATGATGCAACGTGCAAAAGACTTGAAAAAACAGATAACGGAATAATGTTGGTATCTACTAACCCTAAATATCCCCCTATGTTTTACTCATTAGAAGATATTCAAACTAAACCAGTTGTGATATTAGGAAAAGTTGTGGAGTTAAGACAGAAATATTAAGATAGCTTTAATTAGCTATCCATTATGGTTAAATACCGCCGAAAAAAATTAAAGGAGTTTATAAAAATGAAAAAATCAAGAATATTATTAAGTACATTCCTTGCTAGTGCTGTAGTACTTGCTGGGTGTTCTTCAAAAACAGAGACTAGTTCATCTTCTAATAAGACTGAACAAAAAGAAGAAAAGAAAACTAGCAATGAACCTAAGTTAGGAACACCTATTACTTTTGATAAAACAGCGGAAATTACAGTAAAAACTGCTGAATGGACAAATGAAAGAAATGAATTCGCAGATAAACCAGCTAAAAAAGTATTGTTAGTAACATATGATGTTAAAAACTTATCTGACAAAGATTATCCAGTAGGTACTGACATTAAACTATATGTGAACGGTAAAAAAGCAGAATCATACCCTGTTCAAGTTAAATTTGATAGTATCTCACCTAATAGAATAGCAGAAAATGTAACACAGGCTTTCGCTGTGAATGAAGATGGATCACTTGAGTTAGAAGTACAACCAATGTTCTCGTTCAATGATAAAAAAATCATTAAACTTGATTTGAAATAATAACCATATTGTTTTTTTAATTCAAAATAAAAAACTCACGCCCCCCGCCAAGAGTTGTGAGTTTGTCGACTGTAAGTCCATTTTGAGTATTATTATATCGTCACATAATAATATCACTCTCAAAATTACTTAAGATGTGGAGCGAACCTCGCTCAATAATTTAATTATATCACACATCTTACTATTAATAAAGAAAGGATGTGTTAATATGTGGATAGATAAAAAAGATAACGGAAAATATCTGTATAGAACACGTGTAAAAGACGTGTTGGGAAAAACGAAAACAATATCAGTATTGTTAGATAAGAAAAACGACAAATTAGCTAGTGAGATTTTACGTAAGAAAAAACTTAAAGAAGAAACATTTATTGATTTAAGAATATCATTTTTTACAGCATTAGAAATGTATTTAGAAAAAGTTAAAGATGATTTAAAGATTAGCACTTACAAATTATATGAAAGTCGTATCAACAAAACAAAACGTACTGAATTTGACATACCATTATTAAATGTTAATTCTCTTTATTTAGATACGTTAATAAAAAAGATAGCTACTACAAATAATAACTATAACATTTATTTAAAATTCTTTAAAAGAGTGCTTAAAACGATGTATAAACTAGATTATATAGAAAATATAGCGTGGTTAGATAAATTAGATTATAAAGAACACAGAGTATCTTATGACGGAAAATATTTCGAAAAAGAAGAGATAGAACAGATATTAAAAGAAGTTGAGGAAAATCAGTATTATCATGACATGATTAACTTCATGATTAATTCCGGGTTACGAATTGGAGAGTGTTTGGCATTAACGGAAAACGACATACTTGAAAATGGCACACTTAGAATTGATAAGACGATGGATCAGTTTAAAAATATTTCAGCTCCTAAAACTTATGAGTCTAATAGAATTATATCACTTAACAATAAATGTCAAGAGATCCTTAACAATAGAGTTGAGATGAATAAAGTTAAGGCTGATATGCACAGTTATTACACAAACAACGGGATACTATTTCCTAAGTATAACGGTGAGTATAATTCATATAGTGCTGTTAGTAAATGGACTCGTGATAATATTCACTCTGTTAAATTTACATTCCATAAAACACGCCATACACACGCTAGTTTATGTATGGATATGAATATCCCGTTAGAATTAATCTCGGCTCGATTAGGACACAAAGGAACAGAGATTACAAGAGCTGTGTATGTTCATAAAACTAAAAAAACAAAACAAAAAGAATTAGACGTATTTAGAGACATAGAATTTTAAAAAGGCAGTTCAAATAACTGCCTTAATTTTTTGTATATATTCTTATGGTTTTTATATATAAAATATTGTCGCACACTAAATGCACACTAACGGTTTTTATAAGTCTATAATCGCTATTATATCAATCTTTTAATGACTTATTCCATAAACCCTTTTAGCTTATTAAGCTTAGATGGGTGTTTCAGTTTTCTTATTGCTTTTGCTTCGATTTGACGTATTCTCTCACGAGTAACTCCAAATGCACTACCTACTTCTTCTAAAGTATGAGTTTTTCCATCT